TGTGCAGACGCAGGAGGTCATTCCCGAGTCTCAGCGCCAAGAGGCGATGATGCAGGGCGCACCGACCGAGCGATTTGTCGTCGTCGAGGAGATGGTGCTGGCCGGAGATATCGGCAGCGAAGTCCTGAGTCCCTTACAGGTCTTTGTGGACGCCTCCGTGCGCTCGATTGATGACTTGTCCCCGGATCAGGCGGTGTATATCGCAAAAATCCGCACCTTGGGCTGGATTGAAGCGAATTACGATGTGAGCGACGACACGATTCAAAATATCAAAGACGCGACAGAAGTGAGGATTCTCAGCACGGATCTCAAGCAGTTTGGCGATCCCACGGGATCGGTGCATCTTCAGGACTTGATTCCACGGATTCAGGGGACGATCACGTCCAATGACCCGGATATGGCGGTGGTGGTGGAACGCTATCAGCCGATTTCCGAAAAACATCCGCGTGGACGCTATTCCGCCTTTGTTCCCGGCGAACAGATGCTCCATGACGGCGATAATCCCTATGAATCCATTCCGCTGGTCGATTTTCACTGGACCCCGACCACCACGAGCTTCTGGGGCGACGATTATGTCTCCGACCTGATTGCCCCCCAGCGGTTCCTCAATAAGCGACTTTCGCAACTCGGGGAACAGGCCAATGCCTCGATTTACGGGGATGAACTGCTCGGTCCCACGGTGAAGCGAGAGGATATTCCCTCGGATTATCCGGCTCCAATTGAGGGCGGACTCAATGAAGCTGGGGTCAAGATGGTGCAACGGCGCGATCCGCCGCAATTGCCCGCGTGGTTCATGCAATCAGTCGATCTGACACTGAAACTGATGCGAGAAATCGCGGGTGGCGTGGATCTGTTTCAGGAACAAAAGTTTCCAGGGCAACTGCGTGGCCCGATGGCCGTTCCGATGCTTCAAGAATTGCTAGATAGCCAATGGGGAAATCTCTATCAGCATATCGGCCAACGGATGTCCAAGGTCAAGGAAATGCGGATTAACCGGGTCAAAGAGTACTATCCGCCCTTCCGCACCATGCACTATACGGATCGCAGCATGAAAGATGAGGTGTTTATCTTTCAAACGTCTGATATCCTCCGATCCGGCACCGATTATTCGATCACGGTCGAGCGGGGCAGCCTAGTTCCTGAACTCCGGGCGCTGAGAGAGGCCCGGATTCGGGAGCATCTCCAGTCTCCGCTGAGTGTCCTCTATATCGACGAGCGCACCGGAAAAATCGACAAGGAAAAGATCGCCTCGGACCTCGAAATGGGCGATATTGGGCGCGAAGCCAAGGAATCCCAGTACCGGAAGCTCGGCATGTCGCTCGTCGAACGACTCTGGCAGGGACAGCAACTGCCACCCCATCTGCCGATGCCGTTCTGGAACCTGCGCGTCATCATGGATGAACTCGAAGGCGAAATGGCGACCACCGAATTTCTCTCCGCGAGTCCCGAGATTCAGCAGGGTTTTGTAGAGTTCTGGAACCGCTGCCGTCAGTTCCTCATGGAAGCGTCCCAGCGTCGGCAGGACGGGATGCAGCAGCAGCAGATTCAGGGCGCGGTCGCGCAAGCGGCGCAGCAAGCCGCCGCAAAAGCCGCTGCCGAAGCGATTGATATGGCAATGGAGCAGATGAAGGCCAGTCAGCAGATTGCGCCAGAGGCTCCAGAAGCCCTTTCTCGCGCCATGATGGAGCAGCAGGGCGGACGGCCTCAGTAAGTCTCGTGCCTTTCACAAAGGTCGGACAGAACAGGTATCGAAGCCCGAGCGGGAAGATATTCACCAAGAAGCAGGTCCAGGCGTATCACGCGAGCGACGGGTTCACCAAGACGAAGCGCAAGACCGCCAAGAAAAAAGGCACGTCTCCCACGAAGACCAGACGCCGGAAGTCTTGACACATTTCTCGTTCGTTTCTATACTGCCAATACTGCCCCGTCCATAGACGACGAATACGGCACGCGAATACGTTGAAGGGCTTCTCTGGCAAGAGAATACCCCGGCTAACACTCGCAATCCACTCGACCGAGGAGGATCGATGGCAGATGACGAAACCCTGAACGCTCCGATGGCAGAAGAGTCGTCTGGAGCAGACGAACAGTCGTCACCGGAAGGTGGCGAGACACCAGAGTCTGGATCGTGGTCTAAGGAGACACAGGCCGAATACACCAAGAAAACACAGGCACTTGCCGATGAACGCAAGCAGTGGGATAGCCAGCGTACCCAGCAGCAGCAACAGCTACAACAGTACGCACAGCAGTTGCAGCAGCAGCAGTACGCAGCACAGGCGGCACAGCAATATGCACCGCAACAGCAACAACAGCAGGGCGACACGATGCTGGATCAGTTGCGACAGATGCCGTATCTGGATGGCAACACCGCTGCCCAGTTAATGGAGCGCATTGTCAGTGAGGGAATCAACCCACTACAACAAGCCCTTCAGCAACGGGACAAGGCTCTCGCACAGGTTTACAAGGACTATAAAACGCTGCGAGAGACTGTTGGACATACGCAAGGCAAGCAAGCGGAAAAAGACTTGGATGCGCGGTTTGTGCAGCTTCGCCAAGATACCGGACTCCCGGATGAAGAAGTCGTCAATGAACTCCTGCGGGATGTCTATTACTCGCATGAGGGCGATGACCTGAACGAGAAGTATCCCGAGATGGCCCGGAGCCGCATTGATGGATTACGGAAAGTTTTTCGGGAGATGGATCGAAAGGAAGCGTTAAAAGCCAAGACCTCGACCTTCCCGTCAAAGGGGGGCCAGTCATCATTGACGAACGGAAAGACGGGCGGCTACAAGAGTCCGGCTGACCGTGCCGACGAACTTTGGCCGATGCTGAATCCGGGGAATACAGAATAGTCTCGCCGCTGTAGGGTGACAAGGAGTTAGACGCCTTATGGCTAGCACAACAGATGTCATTGAAGCCCTGAAATACACCTATGGGGTGGATCAGGTGCTGTATCTCGTCAACCAGGAAGTCGTCTGCTGGAATATGTTCCAGAAGATGAAGAAACCAATGGCTGGTCGAGGACAGTTCTTGATGCCCATCATGGTGAAAAACCCCGGTGCGTGGAGTGGATTGGCGGAAGGCGGCGCATTGCCCTCCAACATCGATCCCGATACGACCGAGGCGTCCTTCAGCCTCCAGGAATTTGCGGGGCTGTACAACATGTCGTGGAAGCTGATTCAGGACGCGAGGAACTCGAAGTTTGCGTTCCAGACGGCCCTGAAGATGATGGAAGGTGGCTTCCGCCGACGTATTTTGAAGCTCATCAATGCCGACCTGATTTCTGATGGACTCGGCAAGCTGGCGATCATGCCAGCGGCAGACAACCAGACCACCATTACCGTGGATGCGCTTCCTAGCATCGACCTCGGAATGACCGTGGATTTGATTGATGCCTCTGACAATGACGCTGACCTTGCGGCTTCCCGTACGGTCACAGCGATTGATGTGCAGAATCGCACCGTCACCATCAGTGGATCAGCGCCCAGCGGCACTGCTGCCGGGGATTTCTTCTGTATTGAAAACACGACGAAATCTGGGGCGATTTATCACACTGAAGGTCTTCTGGGAATCATTGATGATGCCAATCCCCCGTCGGGGAATTACGGCAACATTAACCGCAGCACAGCGGGGAATGAGTTCTGGGAGTCGATTGTGTTGTCGAATAGTGGCACCAACCGTGCGCTCACGGAAGACCTTCTCATGCAGCTTGAGGATGCCGTCCGCGAGAAGGGTGGGGCCAAGCTCAACGCCTACATCTCCAATCTTGCCGTCGTCAGGCGCTATCACGAACTTCTGCGCGAAGATACGTTCTTTGCCATGAGTTCACCGAAAGCGTTTGCCGGTGGGTCAGGAGTCGGGCGTGACGGCGGAGCGCAGCAGAAGGGGAAAGACGGCGGCGATGGTCGCACGATCTACCGCTTCAGCGGCAATCCGTGGCATGTGGAGCCGTATTTCGCGGCGAACACGATTATCGGGATGGACACCAGTAATTTCTACATTGGACATGGAGAAAACTCGGTGCCTCGCCCGGTGTCAGAAGTCTTTGACGGCACCCCGTTCTTCCGTCAGACCTCCAATGCGACCTTTGAGGTGGCATGGTACTGGCAGGGGCAACTGCTGAGTGACAACCCAGCAGCCGGGGCCAAGATCGAAGATGTCGCGGAGTCGTAGAATCTGAGTAGGTGGGGGGAGGGGCATCTTGCCTCTCCCCTGTCACTTCGCCAGAAAGTAGGGACCAATGGGAATGAAAGCTATCGCAAAACTCGCCCCTGTTCATGTGGTTTATACCATTTCAGCCGGAGAAGCTGCGGATACTTGTATTTTTGTGGCGGATCAGGATTACGAAATCATGGACGTGCGTGAATGTCATAGCACGGCAGGAGCCAGCAGTACGACCTTGGATGTCGGCGTGGCCGCATCTGGCACGGCTCCAGCGAGTCTCACCACAGCAATTAGCTCGGCGTTAGCGTTGGATAGCACCGCGAATACGCCGGTTCAATCAACCCTGACCTCAACGCTTGCCAATCGAAAAATTGATAAAGGTGAGCAAATTGCGTTGAATTACACAGGCACCGTCACCGCCTATGAAGGGGCGGTGCATATTGTGCTGAAAGTGATTCGGACAAACACTAGTTACTAAGGAGGCGCATGGAGTCCTTTAATCCTGTTCGGTATTCACTGGAAGAGAATCAGTTCTTTCTCAAGCATCTGGGCGAGTCCCCGGTGGTCGCATTACAGGAGAACACCCCGAAGGGGGTCAATCCTGTCGCGGTGCAGGAAGTCCTGGGCGAACTCTACGAACTCGATGAACTGGAAAAGCATCGAGGGGTGCCGTGGGCAGGAAAGGAAGCCGTGTCTCAGATCATCACGCGCTATCTCTCTGAACACGAGAAGTGGGGCGAGATGGCGAAGCGTGGCGCACCACGATTTCCCACCATGTATGCGTGGGACGGCAAGGGCCGACCGCATCGCGGGGGCGTCACTTCGGATTCAGGTGAAGTCACCACCTATTTCGATGATAACGGCGATCGTCAGCCTCTCTCCGTTCCGTTGCGTGAGGCCGCGATTCCAGCCTTCAACGCACCGTGGGTCAAAAAGACCGAGCCAATCCCAGATAGTCTTGATGAAGACATGGAGAAGGGCGTGCTTCAGTGTCCCATTGATGGATGGACGGCAAACTTCAAGCCCGAATCACGCCAGTCCTACAATATGGCGCGAGGACGGATGGCGAAGCATTGCCGGTCCAGTAAGGACGAGCGGGTACAGGAGTTCGCGGTGAAGGTGTTTGGCTAACGATGCCTGAAAGCGCAGAGTCTTTCGGTGTCCCGGTTGCCAGTCAAACGCCGCCACCTATTGAGGAAGAACTGCATTTCTGGCACCCCCAACGCTTTGGTGTCACGTTTGGTCCTGAGAGTTTCAGAAAGAAGCTGAAGGGCGTCCATGAGGATCTGGATGTCACGTGGCATCCCGTCCAGCATCGGTGGCTCGTCTGGTATCGACGCCCACGGATCACGAACAAACTCTGTCCCGGCTGGTTGATGCTCTTTGTCGTCGAGGATTCCGAGCAGCGGTATGTCCCGCTGGACGACCGTGCGTTAGCAGCGGTTTACGAGCAGAGTGGCTTCAAGTGGGGGTCGGGCAAGAAATACTGGGCTCGGATCGAGGAACAGGCCCAGCGTGATCACGAGGCACGAGATAAAGAGCGTGAAAACCTCTTGGAAGATGTCGGCAGCGACCAGTGGGATCACACCAAGATTCAGGTCAGTATGCGTGGACCGTCCTCTGGCAGTAAGTTCGTGCGTCACCATGCGGGAGATTAAGCCGTGGCTACAGGTCAGTCGATGCTCGATACGATGGAGGTCATGGATCGCGGCCTCCAGTTGCAGTCTGGAGAAACAGGGGTTACGTTTGCCCTGCGTGCCTTAAACGCCTCACAGGACCATTTCGAGTCCATGATGGCCCTCCAGCCGAATGTGATGGGGTCGTCAGTGGGAACCGTCACCACGTCAGCAGACACCGAAGCGACGGCGTTTCCGGCGGGGTTGATTCGCCTGGATCGCGTGCAGTTTCTTGATCCGAACACCAGTCGTCCGCTCTGGGATTTGGAGCGGGTCGGTCCAGTCGGCGATCATTACGATTCACGGGTCATTGCCCCGTATGTGCAGTTTAATTCCACGACCACTGGACGCCCGATGCGGTATTGGACAAATGCAACGAACATCTACTGGGATCCGCTGCCCAATGCCACGCATACGATTCGGTATTACGGGATGAAGGTCGCGGACGATATTACGGCTGGTGGGACGTTTGCGTATCCCGACATGGTGATGCTGCCGATTGTCACATTTGCCGTGAAGTTGCTACGCGTCGGGAAAGACGATGAGGCTGGTCCGATTACAGATGTGGGGATGCAGGTCTTCGGTCCAGTCATTCAGACGATGGCCCGGTTTAATCGGGATCGACCACCCGGCTATGATTATCGGTATGTTCATACGGAATAGGAGTCCCGATGGCGTTTATTCAAGCAGATTTTCAGGACATTCGAGACGAACAACTCATTAAACGCGCTGCGATTGATGCCGCAAGTAGTGGGGATAACACCCTCGTGGCAGCGGTCACAGGCAAGAAGATTCGCGTCTTGGCGGCGTTTTTTACCATGACAGGTACGGCAGTCACGATCCGATTTGAGGATGGGGCTGGCGGCACCGCACTGACAGGTCAGATGGGACCCACAGCGGGACAGACGATTGTCTTGCCGTTTAACCCGGTCGGCTGGTTTGAAACCTCTGATGCCACGTTGCTTAATATGGAACTGAGCGGCGGACAGTCCGTGGATGGCGCGTTGGTTTATATTGAGGCGTAAATGGCGCATCAGGAAGGTCACTATACCGGAACCACTGCTGATCTTGATCGATGGGGTCGCAGGGATCGATCAGGTCGCAGGAGTCGAATTGTCGAAAAGAAGGAAGAGAAGAAAAAGAAACCTGCACAGCGCAGAGCTTCGACCCGTCCTTCTTTAGAAAAAACGGGTCAGGCAATAGTTCGTCGAAGTCCCCCAGAAGACCTGCATCCTGAGATTACCAGTCGATTAACGCAGGGGCAACTCTCGTCTCTCAGTCCTGGGGATATTGCGAGCTTAGAGCAACTCATGAGTAGTTTGTCTCGTCCAGAGGACGCTTGGGTGGAGCAATCCATTCAAGAACGCGGATTAGATCGATACAACTTGTCAAGAAACAGGGATGATCTGAATGTCCCCTGGCATGACGAGCCGATTGATTTTTTGGAAAAGATCGCGGAAACGGTGCCGCTTGGTGAATCTCTTGTGCCGACCACGCCTCGGGACATCGCGCTTGAGACTGCGATATTACTGATGAGTGGCGGTGCGGGAAACATGTTGGCCACAGGAAGAAGGATTCCGTGGGCTGCGGTAAATCCGAAAGGTAATAAACCTTTTACGTTTGGTCCACGAGTCGCTGATAAACTCGCAGAAATGCTACCTGCAGGGACGGCAGAGAATTTACTGGAGGGTGAGGGGATACTTTCTCGTATTGCTCAATATATTCATCCAGCGAAGAAAATTACACCACCCAGGCGTCCAGTTCCTACAATCTCGAAAAGAAAAGTTGGACTCGATCCTCAGGACGTGCCGTTTGATTTTCGTTCAGCGACACGACATCTCCCTGAAGATATACAAAACCTTCCTCGGTCACAATGGAAAATTGATCGAGAACAGGCAGGTAAAATGAGGAAGCGAGGCACGAGTCCACTTCAAAGACGGGTTGGTCGAGGTAGATCGGAACGTCTTGCTAGAGCGGAGCCCCAGCACTCTCCTGTTCGTAGACGAACGGGTCGATCGAGAAGATCGCAGGAAATCCAAGCTGATAGAGACTTTTTGCAGTCTATTGGAGTTAGGCCGGACTAATTACTATGGCTGATATTCAAGTTGTCAATACCGACGCAGATTTAAGCGACAATACTCTGCTGACGGAGGAGAACGCCTACACCATCACGGGGCTGCATACCTTCAGTCGCAGCACTAATGCTCCGTTTGCCTGTATCTCAGGCGCAGGGGTGGTGGCCTATCTGGACGCCGATAAGCTCGACGGGCAAGAGGGTGCGTATTATCTCGCTGCTGCAAATGTCACGGGAACACTCGCCGTTGGAAGTGGCGGCACGGGAGCCACCTCTCTGACAGATGGGGGCGTCCTGCTTGGCAGCGGCACCAGTGCGGTGACGGCAATGGCCGTCTTGGCTGACAGCGAGATGATCGTTGGTGATGGCACGACGGACCCTGTAGCAGAAAGTGGGGCCACGCTACGCACCAGTATTGGCGTTGGCACCGGGGATAGCCCGCAATTCACAGGTGTGGAGTTGGGCCATGCTACCGACACGACCC